GACTGCCGCTCCATCCACAAGAAAGCGCAGCGTGTGCAGGCGTCCATCTATTATGATGAGCGCCGTCAAGACCGCGGCGCTCCTGCGCTGTCGGCGGTGACGTTCGCCGCTGGCGATGACGTGTTGGTGACGCGTGACGGGCTTGTCTACGGCAACAGGTGGACAGACGGACGCCCTGACGTGTCGGACAGCGATGTAATCGCCGACCATGACGTTGAGCCGTGGCTTCAGCATTGCCGCGATTTGATTGCGGACGATGAGGAGTTAGACCACATCCTTAACGCTATGGCGTTCAAGATACAGCACCCCAACGTCAAGATTAACCATGCCATCCTAATCGGCGGCGATGAAGGCGTCGGTAAGGACAGTATGTTCCAGCCGTTCCTGTGGGCGCTGGGTGGCCAGCATTGGCGCAACAGGTCAGTCATTGAGGCTGGCGGGTTGGAAAGCCAGTGGGGCTACGCGCTTGAGGCTGAGGTTGTCATCCTGAACGAATTGAAGGAGCCAGAGGCACGAGAGCGCCGCGCTATGGCTAACAAGCTGAAGCCGCTCATCGCTGCGCCGCCTGAGACGTTGACAGTCAACCGCAAGGGGATGCACCCTTACGAACTGGTGAACCGCCTGATGGTCATCGCTTACACGAACGACCCGCTGCCCATCACGCTGCCGACACAGGACAGGCGGTGGTTCTGCGTGTGGACACACGCGCCGCGCATGGCTCCAGCCGCAGCGGACAAGCTGTGGGCGTGGTATAAGAACGGCGGCTATGAGAAGTGCGCCGCTTGGCTCCATCAACGCGACGTGTCGGCGTTCAACCCTGCGGCTGCGCCGCCAGTGACCGAATGGAAGCTGAACATGGTCGAGCATGGCATGAGCGTCGCAGAAAGCTATCTGGTAGACATGATGCGCGAGAAGGCGGGTGTGTTCGCCAATGGCGTCATTGGTGGGCCGTTCCACCGCATCTGTGACGCGCTGGCAATCAACGTGCCCGCTGGCGTGAAGATACCACAGGCGGCGCTCCTACACGCTCTAAAGGAAGCTGGATGGGTTGACATAGGCCGCGTTCACTCTGTGGAGTATCCCACAAAGAAGCACATCTTCGCCGCGCCTGACGTGCGCCAGCGGAACAAATCAGACTTGCGCCGCTTGGCAGAAGAGTTGCCTAAGTCAAGTATCATGCCGTCGATAGGCAAGAATTGACAACCATTTGGTTGCGATGATATAAGGACAAGGTCAATGTTGCTCCGTTGGCCTTTTTAAGCCCCCTGCGTCCTCACTCCGCAGGGGGCTTTTTATTGTCAGTTATCGCACACGGGTGACTGTCAGCTTGTCACCTTTAGAGCGTGTTATGTAGTGCCTGTCCGTCCGCTCGTTTTGGTTGTGTGCCGAACGGCGGAGTAGGTGCTTGTCGTGTTCAGTCGGCGTATCGAATACGCGGACTTCGCCCACTTCCATTGCGTTAATGCCGTGCTTAGATTTGCGTGTGTCAGAACCGAATGTCATCTATTTCCCAATCATAAATATCCCAGCCAAAATTGTCCTGTAGGAACTGGCGCAGGGTCATGCTTCATCTCTCAATGCTTTTTCAGCGTCTTCAATCAATTCGATGGGCGGGTAGCGCAGATAAGACACATGGTCTTTGCCTATCACGCCCAGAAACTCCAGATATTCCATCAAGCGATAGGCCAAGGTTTCTCCGGCCCGTTCGATGTATCGTTCAGGCAGTGCAAGTTCATCATCGTCATCATCGTTGTCGGTCATTGCTTCTTCTCTCGTATATAAAACCAGTCAGCCCATGAAATGCGGCCAGTCCTGCTTCCCGAAAAGTAGAAGCAACTTCTGCCCTTGCGTTTGTCAGCCTTCTCAATGCGCTTAGTTTGGATTGGGTTGTTCATTGCCCCTTTTCCCGTATCTCCAGCCCACGCGCTTCCAGTGCGGCGCGGAATTGGGCTGCAAAATCGTCATCATCAAGTGAAGACTTGGCGGCGGCTTCATTTAACACCTCCACCAGCGGGTCAGGCTTGGGGGTGATAAATTGGTCGAAACCTTCCCATCCCATTGGGGCACCAACCTCGTTATATACTTTTGCCGCATCACTCACCTTTTGCTGGAAGTCGTGCAGCTTTTGCTCGGTGGCTTCGCAGTTGGGGCAATGTTGGGTCTTAACCATTGCCTGCCCCTCAAGCCCACGCCGGATGCCTTGTTCGACTAGGCGCATCCAGATCGTGTGGTCGTAATTACCATTAAGGTAATTCGTCCAGTCGTCGTTGTCTGCTTGCAGGGAGCAGATTCCCCGTGCGGCCTGTCTGATTTCTTCGTCTGTCATTTGCTCAGTAACCCTTCTAGTTCGCGGATCGCCCACTGGATGCCTTGGATTTCGACGCCCATGTCGTGCAGCCCGTGCGCGTCCTTGGCGTGTAGGAACACCTCCGCCATATCCCAGCAGACGTTCTCGCGCTTGCGTAGCGCCTCAATGCGTTCTTTTATAATCATGTTACCTTATCCTTGTTATGACTGTCACATCGCCTTTGGTGCGGCAGATAAAATGTTTATCGTGGCGCTGGCCGTATTGTGACGCGTTGCGGCTGGTGCGCTTGGCATCGCCTTTTTTGACGGCTGGCATGGTAGCACTTTCGCCTACTTCCAGCGTTCCCATCGGGTAAAACATTGGTCTAGCCATTATTCGCTTTGCTCCCTGCGTGGTGATACTACCATTGTAAGTTCAACCCCCAGAACATAGCCCATTCCAGCAAGCAGCCTCAGACTGCCGTGGTGTTTTTCTGGTACGCCATATTCTTCACAAAATTCATCGAGCCTATCTCTTAAATTTTCTTCCATTTGCTTTGCTCCTTTTCATGTGTTGCGCGGCGTTCCGCGAATGTCCTGCCGTCTGCGCCCCGTAGCGGCCATGCGCTATCAGATGAGACGCGGTGCTTGCGCCCCATTGGCGCGGCTTGCTGTGGTCTAATCATGTGTTACGCAGTCCTCTTGTTCGCCGTAGTGGCAGTGCGTGTGGTCGCCTATGTTGCAGTTGGATATTGATACTTCCCCCATAGTTAGGGTGCTTTTCATGGCTTCCAGCGCCGCCATTTTCACGCGCTCACCTGTCGGCGCGTCTATAATGTAGCGGATGAGGTCGCTAACGTCAGTGACGGCTTTCTGGTCGTGTCCTATTTTAAATCCGGTTTGCATTGGTTTTACTCCTATAGTTCGATTGTAGTTGTCGGCTTCGGCTTGCGGTCGTTCAGCCTGTCGAGCCAGTAGGCTTGCTCAGGGCCGAACGTCCGCGCCGCATGGTATTTGAACAGCGCCCTAGCCAGCGGGTCGTAACCTTTGCTTGTATGCGTCACGATCAGCGGCGATGGCATCATCGCTGCTAGGTCTGTCCGCCGTGCGCGGTGGCGCGTTGTGGCGGCTTCGTCTATGTCGCGCAGCGTCAGGTTGAGGCCGTGTTCCCTGTTGACGTGTTGCAACACGGCGCTCCTGTCGCTGATATAGCCGCACAGGTGCTGTATTTGCTTGCGGACGGCATATTCTATCATGGCCGCTTCGCTTTCTTGACATATTTGCCAGTTTTAGGGTCGCGCAGGACGGCGTTGCGCTTCCAGAATAGTAATTCAGCGGCTGTCGCTGTCCATATGGCTTGCCATAACTGGCGGTCTTTATGCGTTATCCATAGCAAGCACAGCGTCACGGCTTGCATGGCTAACAGCGCAACGATTGCGATTTGATATTGGTCCATTGGTCAATCCTCTAATAATAAGGTCAATAGGAATAGGGCGGCTCCTGCCAACAGGGCCGTCATTCATCAGGGCCATAGCCGCGTGTCGCGTCCATATGCGCTTGCAAGGCCTCTAATTCTTCGCGCAGATGCGCGCACAAATTAGTCAGTTCGAGCATCTCGGCTTTTGCTTCCTCTAGTTGTTCTTCAACGCCCACCAAATCCGCTAGGCGGTCAGCCAATACAATTGCCAATTCGTCCATGCTGTCGCGGCCTTCATTGATTAGGCCGTCATCATCTAGCATCCGAAAATAGTTACGGTCATATTTCATGTTGTTCACCCTCCAAGCCGATTAGGCCAATGACTTCATACAATTCGGCACACTCCATGCCGCTTTCCACGCATACGTTCACAAGGCCGCGCAGGGACGGCTCCAGCATATCCAATGCGTGAAGGTTCTTGACGCTGTCGTCATATAACTTGCCCTCAGTGTTAACGGCGTTGCCCATTAGGACGCAATCGCGGTTTTCGAGTAGTTCCCGCACTGTCCGGAATATGTCGTTTGTCATTTTATGCTCCTCTCACTGTTTTAATGATTGCGTAAACCGATAGGGCAAGGACGCCCCAGAAAAATGCGTTGATGATGATGTGCGTTATCATGATGCGCCTCCGGTATATTTGTAGTAGTTGGCCACAATCACGATTAGGGCGAATAGGCCCAAGCGGATTGCTAGGTTCAGTTGATTGTCGGTCATGCGTCTGCGCCCTCCTCTTCTTCTTCCCATTCAGTCCAGTAGCTATCGCCCTCGCCATCATCGTAAAGCTCTTCGAATTCGGCCTCTGTCATGGGTAGGCAATCATCAGAGCAATAATGGTCACAGCCACCATTGATGACGTAGCCCTCATTCATGCCAGCGCCGCAAGCGGTGCATTGTCGTGCGTGTGTCATGTTATGCGCCCTCCACATTGACGAAATAGTAACCATCGCCTTTGACGTTTGCGCCTTGTGCGAATGTGCCAGTCCAACCTAATTTAGCGATTAGGGCGTCAGCGGCGGCCTTATGATTGCCTTGAACGTCTAACGCATGGTCGTATGGCAACGTAATGCTGCCACCCCATGCGGTAGCTTTGATGCGTCCACCCTTGGCATTGGTCGCGCCAAGGTATTTGGTTTCGATTGCTTGTGTAACAAATGTCATAGTTTCTCACTCCTGTTGGTTGATTAAAGCGCGTTTAGACGTGCGCGGGCAGCATCCTCTTTTTCTGCCCACATCTTAAGGCGTAACAATTTGGCTATCAGCCGGTCGCGCTCATTATTGACGTGGGTGTCGGTGGATTGTTCACCAGCCAATATGCCCGCAAGATACGCTGCTTCTGTTTGCGTCAAATATTCCATTTCACTCACTCCGTTGTTGGCACTAGCGCCATAAATGCCGCGCAGGGATAGCTGCGCGGCTAATATGGTGTTAGCGTTGCTTTAATTTGTTGCGCCAAAAGTCGCGCTCTCCGCGCAACAGTTGGCCGACCGGCGATTGCGCGTCAAATGAACGCGCCGTGCGCTTTATGTTGTCAAGGTGCGCTTGTGCGAGGGCTGGCAAGTCCGTATCGGCCATGCCCTCCGCTTTCCATGCTTTCAGAATGGCGCGGCCCTCGCTGATGCCGTCAAGATAATCTTGTGAAACTGTCTGCGTCATGCTTGCACCGCCTTTACGTCACATTTTAGGACTGTGACGCGGCGGCTGTTTAATGTGCCGCTTGCGGTGACAGGCTTGCGGTCAAACTCTACGGGATAGCACATTGACGGGATAAAATACCAGCCCACAGGACTGACAACAGTCGCGGGATAATATTCGCTGCCAAATATACGGGCCATAACGCGGTCACCGATGTTGAAGGTATTTGTCATTTCACTCACTCCAGTTGAAAAGGTCTGCGCGGCGAGCTGCACCGCGCAGGATAAAATCAGACATAACGTCCGCGCCATGATGCAATCACTTCCCATTCGCGGCCATTATCAAGCCGAACGACTACCATCGGCAGATGCCCAGCCATGTATGAGCGGACAACAGGAAACGCTTGCGCTGCTTCGCCATTCCCCAAGCCACAGGCTTTGAGCCAATCGGCGGATACTTCGTAATAGCTTTCGGTGTTTTTCATGGGATCTCACTCCTGTTGAATTGATTAGTAACGGCCAGCCATAAAGTCGGCCATTGCCTCGCTGTCGGTGTGGTCGCTAATGACATCTTCGTCATTGCCCCATACGAGCCAAATGTTGCCGACAGGCTGGTCAGAGGCATCGCGCATGTGCAGGACATCGCTGTCGGTGGTGCACAAGGCATCTAGTATTGCGCGACTGTCGGCGCTGCGCTTCACAGTCCATTCTTCACCATCATAAACGGAAACAGTCCAACCCTTCGCCAAGGCATCCTTGACGATTTTACGGGCAATCCGCGCTTCGTGACGGGTGGCGTATTGTAATGCGGTAATTGTCATGGTCACTCACTCCTGTTGTTGGCACTAGCGCCATAAAGGCCGCGCAGGGGTGGCTGCGCGGCTAATATGGCGTTAGGCTGCCTCTCCCCATGCGATTGCAGCTTGCGTCCGAATATGAGGAGGCAGGCATTGCAACTTACAGGCGATATTGAGCGCAATTACCATTGTGCCGCAATCAGAGCCGATAAAGAGCGCCTTTTCATAAGGTGTCATATCGTCGCGCCCTATAATGTCGTATGCGCTCAAGCAGGCCTTAAATGACGCCATAGCGCCTTGGCGCGCTCTTTCGTTAGGTGTAAGCATGGCAGACGTATCGTGCACTTCTGCCTGTTGAATTAGGGCTGCGCGGAATGTTTCATCATGGCAGACTATCGACCGCTCAATGATGTCGCGGGCTGTCGGGTTGGCTGGTAAAGCATACATAATCACTCACTCCTTTATTGATTGAGCGCCCGTAATGAACCCAAATGAGGGTATATTCAAGACACTATTTTATAGGGCGATGTCGATTTTCCGGATTTGCACTAAAATATGTGGCATTTCGGCACTACCCTCTAAAACCGATTTTAAGCCTCATACAGCGCGATTTGAGTTTGAGGGTAGGTTAGTATGGAAAAGGGTCGAGTCTTAAAAGGTTCTGGTTCTGTTCTGTTTCTGTTCCAAAATCCCAAATGACCCAGAATGACCCAGTAATGACCCAGAAATTGCCCAGTTTCGAGATCTCAGGATTTTGTTGTGAAAGGCTGGGCAAAACAGGTCAAAAACTGGGTCATTAGCTGGGTCATGGTTTCGCTATAAATTGCCCAGAAATAAACGGCTCGAATGCACGGGTCTTGGAGGAAACTGGGCGTTCTGGGTTATGGTTTGTTATTTAACAGAGATATGAAATTTATAACCTATATGGTTACAACGTGTATATTTCTGGGCGACTGGAAACAGATGACCCAGATTGCCCAGTGCGTATTGCCCACGTAATACACCTGCGCAGTTTGTTCTCATGCTTGACGTTAACGTAAAGCGTCATGACCCACGCATCATGACCTGCGCAATCATGACCCAGACCGCCCAACAAAATGTTGCATCGCAGCATAGCCAGCCAGCCGAATGTGTTTTTCTTTACGTTGACGTAAACGTAAAGCAAAAGGTCATTCCAAAATCTGCGCGATAGAACAAAGCCGGAACGCTGGCAGGCTGGAGGGGGGAGGGGGAGGGCCGGTGGCCGCGTGACTGTTCCGGGCACCTATCGCAAACAATTTTTATTTTTTTTGCAATATGGTTTGCAACACACTATAGTACGCGCAATGACATTTTACTCACTGCCATTTACACCTGAGCGCACGCAAGCCACCGAGGCGCGGTTAGAGGCAATCTATGAAGCCGCGCGCTACGGACTGAAGGGCGACAGCCTCGCTATGGCCGCTGGATTAACCCCGCGCCAATACCGCTTGCTGGCCGAGGCCGACCCGCTGGTCGAGATGGCTGAGATCAAAGGGCGCACCGACGGCGAATACACCGCGGCCAAGACCATGTACGAAGCGGCGCGCGATGGCGACAGCAAGGCTGCGCTGGAAATACTCAAGCATCAGCATGGCTGGGTAGCCAAGCAGCAGATCGACGTGAACATCGACCAACAGATTAGTATTACAGGCGCGCTGGAAAAGGCACAGCAGCGCGTCATCGAAGGGACGTACGCTGAAGTACCCCAGATAGAGGAAGAAAACTATGCCAGACAAATTGACGCCGGAAGAACAGGAAGTTTTAGAATACCACCGTCGGAACTTAGCGACGGGAATGTATCAGAAGAACGCTGACGGCAGTTTGACTACGTTTAAAGGCGCTGTCGTAGGTTTGCCGCAAGGCGAGACTTTGATACCGACATACTGGCATGGGCAAGAGCGCGACATCCCAACAGCGGTGCGGCTGGCGGTAAAGTCAGGCATTAAGTTTCCGTCATACAAAACACCTGAAGAAGCAATGATGCGTGAGCAGACAATTCATAAGCTGATGGAAAAAGACATAGCGGACTTTCAGAAGACTAAACGCTAATGCAGCAACCGATATACAGCGCATCCGAAGAGATGGAATTGATGACGCGGCTGTGGTCGCCGTCGATCAAGGATGACCCGTTAGCTTTCGTACTGCTGACATTCCCGTGGGGCGAGAAAGGTACGCCGCTCGAACATTTCCAAGGCCCGCGCAAATGGCAGCGTCAGATACTGGGCGACCTGCGCGACCACATCAAGCAGAACAATGGTAAGCTAGACTATGATACATTCCGTGAGTCGGTGGCGTCCGGCCGTGGTATCGGCAAGTCGGCGCTGGTCAGTTGGCTGGTGATTTGGATGCTGTCTACGCGCATCGGTAGCACTACCATCGTGTCGGCAAACTCTGAAGCGCAGCTACGCTCGGTGACATGGGCAGAGATTACCAAGTGGCTGGCGATGTCGCTCAACAGTCACTGGTTCGAGATAGCCGCCACACGCATCATGCCAGCCAAATGGCTGACGGAACTGGTCGAGCGCGACCTCAAGAAAGGCACGCGCTACTGGTCAGTCGAGGGTCGGCTGTGGTCCGAAGAGAACCCTGACGCATACGCAGGGGTCCACAACTTCGACGGTGTGATGCTGATCTTCGACGAAGCCAGCGGTATCCCCGACAGCATCTGGTCGGTTAGTGACGGTTTCTTCACGGAGAACACGCCGCATCGCTTCCATCTGGCCTTTTCCAACCCGCGGCGTAACACCGGCTATTTCTACGAGACGTTCCACAGCAAACGGGCGTTCTGGCGCACACGCACTATCGACGCGCGCGATGTGGAAGGTACAGACAAAAACCTGTACCAGCGCATTATCGACGAATATGGGCCAGACAGCTATCAGGCCAGCGTTGAAGTCTACGGTAACTTCCCATCAGAAGGCGACGATCAGTTCATCGGCAGCAATCTGGTCGATGACGCGATGGCCCGGCCAAAGCACAAAGACGAAACAGCGCCCATCGCTATTGGTGTTGACCCTGCGCGCGTCGGTGCGGACGCCACCGTCATCGCTGTGCGCCAAGGGCGCGACCTAATCGCCATCAAGCGCCACCGCGGCGCTGACACTATGGAAGTGGTCGGACACGTCATAGACGCTATTGAAGAATATAAGCCCGCGCTGGTCGTCATCGACGAAGGTGGGCTAGGCGCGGGCATCGTAGACCGGCTGAAAGAGCAGCGGTACAAGATACGCGGCGTGAACTTCGGCAACAAGGCCATGAAGCAACTCATGTACGGCAACAAGCGCGCTGAGATGTGGGGCGCCATGCGCGACTGGCTGAAAACGGCGCACATCCCCAACGATAGGTTCCTGAAAACCGACCTGATCAGCCCTAAA